CTTCTTCTTGAAAAGTTTCTCCGTCCTCGGTTGGTTCCATAAATATGGGTCCATCTTCTGTGACGAATGATTCCTCTTCCTGAGAAACCATCGGTAAGAATGTTGCAACGATTTCGTTTGATTCTTCATAAATTTCCTCTATCATTTCCTCGTTTTCAAAGGTAAGCATTGGGCCATCTTCAAACGCCATACCTTCATCTTCCATAGAAAAGTCTTGCTCTTCCATAAAGAAATCCTCTATAAATTCTTCTGCAAATGTAAATGTCTCCATTTCCATAGGCATCTCCATTTCAAACTGTGGCTCCTCGCTAAAAGTAAAAGTCTCTTCTTCAAAAGTAAATTCCTCCATATCTTCAAAGATTTCTTCTTGTAAATCTTCAAAAATAGTATTTATTTCATCTTGAATAGACTGATCTATAGGTTCTGATTCATAAGCGACTGTAAGAGAAGGCTCTTTTAAGTCTACAGAATAGTGACTTGTGCTATTTGAAGTGTCTGTAAAATTATATCTAACATCTATATCATAATCAGTTTGAGTATTTCGAGATACAGAAAGAGTGTCAGCGCCAGATTGATAGCTACCACAGTTAATACTACCACAACCAGTAGAGCTATATGTCCGAATTTGTGTTGTTGCTTCACCATCTGCTCCTGTTATTGTGACTGTTGAGGTGACTGTGGAATCATAGTTATTCCAATGCCAATATTTAAATGAGTGATTAGTAGTAAAGCCATCTTGTAGTTGAGGTTCTGTTAAATTTGCGTCGTCTTTTAAACTTATATCGTCAGATTGTATATATGTATTATTAACTGCAGCTACAACACCATTACCATGTCTTTGAGTCGCAGTACCAGACCATTTGGAAGAAAAATCTTGGCTAAGTAAATTATTTGTTGTTGTTTCTTCACTTTTTATGGAAGTTGTAAGGATTAACATAATCAGCAAACTTATTAACGCTGTATATCGCATAACATCCTCCTACTATTATTCCTATTATCCAGATCATCTAGGATCTTTCCATTTTATTTTCTTTTTAGCTTTTTCCATATCTTTATCTAAAGCGTCTAATTCTTTTGTCATTTCGGCTTCTTCTTTAAATCTTTTCTTTTCAGCTAATGCTGCTTCTTTAGCTATTTTCTTTTCTTTTTTCTCTCTAGCCTTCATACGTTTAACATAGATATCGTAATCAGGTCTTTCATGATCATATTTAGACCACAATGATTTTGCTTCTTTACCAATTTTACCATCTATTGGGCAAGGAGTACCAGCTTGAATCATTGATTCAAACACACGCTCATCTTGGCAGAGAATTGCAACTGCTGCAACTTTCATACCGAAGTCGTTCAAAATTCTTGCTAACTTTAATCGTTCACAATTTTCATCAATCACATGCTTTCCTCCAGAAAGTCCAAGCCCAAATGTTTGTACACCCATTGAAACTCCAACAGCGCAAACGTCTTGTGTCATAGAATTATAAGAAGGTGCTGCAGCCGAAGGTGGTGCAGATCTTATATCTGAGTTTGTGGTATTGTTAGTTGTAGATGTAGATTCGGAACCTGATTCATAAGTAGTTGTAGCAGTTGACTCATATCCACCATCGATACTTGTGTTTGAACCTGAGGTATTCGTTTGTGTAGTGTCTGCTTTAGCTGGTCTTGCACAAAGAGCTAATGTCACTAGCATTATGATTAAAAATCCTGTGACATAATAATTCATAAATCTATCCATCGTATTTTATTTCATTTTCATAAGACATATCCGTCCCATGATCCTTTTCTTTTTTATATTCTCTTTTACATTGACAATCGTCGCAAACACATAAACCATATTCATCTGAGTGTAACTCTTCCTTACAATGGCAACCGTGACTACATTTTTTACATTTTGTCATTTTTCTCCTCAATATCGTAAAAGAATTTATCGGTATCTTCTGTTATCCACTTACCGGTATCTTCAACATTCCAATCACTTGTTTGTACTTTCCAGTCAGGGATTTCATCTCTAACTGTAAATGATGGAATACTCCATATGATACGATTGTTTGGCTGTGCCGCATAATTGCCATCATCCAAGGCAAGTATGTGAGCGCACTTATGCTCGTGCGAAATTTCTGAATGATCAGTGTCTACTATATTACTCTCTGGATGCGCCCAGTCAACAGTAAATAAATATTTTCCAGGATGTGTTTTTTTGTCTTTACCAAAATATTTGCCACATTGACCGTCTAAGATGTCGTAAGAAGATACAGCAGGATAATAACTAAAGCAGTTCCACAGCTCCAGCTCATCAAGTCGACGCCCAGGTACTTCTTTTGGATCAAAATCGCGTTGTATAAACGCAGAAATTGGCAGCCTATAAAAGACTGCACCATTTTCCATAATTGCATGAAAGAGTATAGGGCGCCCTGTAATTGATGATAGGCCAAATATAATGCAGTCTTCAACTTCTTCATGATGTTCTTTAAGATCGTAGAGATATTCTCTTCTGATTTGTGCATAGATCACAGGTATGTTTGCATTTAAATAGGCCATACGTCATAATTAATTAGTAATTAAATGTACTACTATAATGACAGCAACTACAACTACAGCTGTAGCCTTTTTGTTGCTTATTGCTAAGTTCCATATTCTCTTAGCGTTTTGTATTACTTTTTCCATAGTTATCCTCCGGTTAATCGTAAATATCCCCCCAATTTTCACCTGATTCATAATCAACTTTATTAGGGACATGTAAACTAACAGCATTTTGCATAATATCAATGATTTTATTTGCATGTTCTTTGGACTCTATTGATATATCTAATTCATCATGTATCTGTATATGAGGTATAATTTTTTCTTCATATAAATCTAACATTGCTTTTTTTGTCATGTCTGCTGCACTACCTTGAATCAATTTGTTTAAAGCTTTGTAAGTGTACGCTCTTCTAATATTGTTTTCTCCAAATTTAGAACTAGCCTCATCCCAAGTCATTGGACTTGTAAGTCTTCCAGGTCTAAATGCAGCTTCTTCCCACGTATCAAATCTACATCTTCGGCCAAGTAAGGTTGTGATATATCCATTTCTTTGTGAATCTCTTGAAGTATTATTCATTAAGTCTTTAACAAAAGGTACACGACTATGATATTTTTCAAATAATTTTTCAGCTTCTTCTTTAGTATTCAAACCTAGCTCTGCCTGAAGTTTAGCTTTACCCATTCCATAAAACAATCCTAAGTTAATTGTTTTAGCTTGAATTCTTTCTATACCTGCCATGTCTGCTACAGTCTGGTGGAAGTCTACATCGTTGTTCTTAAATCTTTCTACTATATTTTTAACTTCATCATCTTCTCTAAGTTTCGGGCTAGCTGCTGCATAGTGAACTACTAGTCTTGGCTCTTGTTGTGAATAGTCAAAGCATCCCCAGATATGATTTCTCTCTGGTAAAAATAATGATCTAATCATTGGTCCTAAATCTTTATTTCTTGCTGGGACCTGCTGGAGATTTGGATTCGAGTATGAAAATCTTCCGGTTACTGTTCCTCCTTTTTCACCTCTTACTGGATTTATATCTGCATGTATTCTACCTTTATATTGATACTTAATAATTGTATCAATAAATGTTGTATGGGCCTTGTTTATTTCTCTAGCTTTTGCTATACATTGAACCAATGGGTGTTTATGCACCTGTAAAAAATTTTTAGTAAAGGAAGGTGCTTTTGTTTTTGCGGTTCGTTCAAAAGGTAAGTTTAATTTTTCAAAGATTTTACCAATCGATCTTGCTGCCCATATTTGAACATCTTCTCCTGTTTCTTTTTTTATTTTTAGCAATAACTGCTTTTCTTGTTCAGATAATTTATTTTTTAATAAGTGAGCGCGTTCAACGTCTACTCGGACGCCCTTAACTTTCATATCGATTAAACATGGAAACAGTCTAGTTTCTAAATCAAATACTTCAGTTAAATTTTCTTTTCTAATGTCTAATGACAAGTGTTTAAATAGTTTTAAAGTTAGTTCAGCATCTTTTTCTGCATAGTTTCCAACATACATAGCTGGAAGTTTATACATTTCAGCTTTAGGATCAGCTCCTGCTTTTTCAGCTGCAGTAGTTAAAAGACCTTCATCTTTAACTTCTCCTAAGAGATCATAACAAAGACTATTTAAAGAATAAGAAAATCTATTCTCATTTACTAAAGCTGCCATAACCATTGTATCAATAATATGTCCATTTACATTGATGTTATATGATCTTAGCCAACACATATCGTACATAGCGTTGTGAAATAATTTTGTTGATGGAAGATTACAAATTTCTTGAAGCCAATCTAAAACTTTTTGTTTAGGTAAATTTCCTTCTCTGTGTGCAATAGGAAAGTATCCGGACCATCCTTCAACAGCTACGGCTATCCCTATTATCTCACCTTCACCTACTAAAGATCCAGAACCCCTTGATTTTAAATTAGGGTCCCTTGTCTCTAAGTCGATTGCTATATATTTATGTTCTTTTAAATCTGGAAAATTTTCGGGACAAACCCATTCTGTTGCTGCACTAAACATTTTTTTTCTCCTTATAGTCGTTATATTCTTTTATTAATTTTTCTGAAGGGTGCCATACATCAACAGCACAATGACACTCAGGACATGATAAGTTACTCACTATATCATAATCCTCATTATCCTCCGTATCGTGATCTCCACCCCATATTAACTCTGTATCACAGTGCCAGCAGTTCATTTAGTTCTCTCCTTTGTTTGTCTTACTGATTCTTGGTAAGATTCCTCTAATTCTTTTTCCTCTTTTTTAGATTCTTCTAAAAAATCTTTTTCTATAGTGTAGAAAGTATATTTTAATGTCAATTCTTCTCCATTCTTAATATTTCTTAATGTTAATAAATTCCATTTGTCCGTGACAGAACCTTCGGCCCTCATTTCAACTTTGACACAATTAGCATTTTCATCACAATTAATAAAACCACCTAATGGCATTCTGAAAATTTCACCATCAACTTTTATATGGGTGGTTCCTAAGTTTGTTCCTTGAGCAATGCCCGCTGTTGCAAAAAGCCCTAAACCATTGATTAAAGAGGGTTTTATAGTAAGGCGCGGAGGTAATGGATTATACATCTGGGTAGTCTCTTTCAAGTATCATTTCTAAAAAATGTATTGCTTTTAAAATATCTTCCTTCTTTCCTTTTAGTCTGTGGCGACATATATATTTTATAGCGCATCCTTCCGGAAAAAGCAATTCATTCTCTACAACAAATTTACTTGGTTGAATTTTAAATTTTTGGTAGTGTGATCCTCCGTGTTGTTTGTCCCATACGTTGCTCATATTATGAATACTAAATAAAGTTTGATTCCAAAATAAAATGTCATCATTGATAATAAAACAAGTTCGCTTGAAATAGTGTGCATTATATTATTGGGTATCCTATATTGTAAAAGTTAGTTTGTGTACTTTGCATAATGTATAAATTTTGTTTTGCTCTAGTTACTCCAACAAAAAATAATCTATGAATTTTATCTGGATCTTTATCTGCTTCTCTTGCTAAAAAATCATTTTCATCTTCTGAACCAAAGTCAATATATAAAATTACATTTTCACATTCTCTTCCTTTAGCTCCGTGAATTGTTGATAGCTCTATCTTTGAATCTGTGGTAAGATTATCGCCGCTTTTTAATAAAAGTTTAATGTAATTTTTTTGTTCATCTGACATATGAAGATGTTCCCAGCTGCCCGCCACTAGAAGCCCGTGATCTTTCTGTAGTTCCTCTAATGTCACAGTAAATACTTTGTCCAATAATTTTCCTTTTCCAAAGCCATGTTTTACTTCCTTTTTTGTTAAGAACTTTTCAATTACATGCTGTGCTTCTTCTCCTGAAACACTTGCACCATCATTTAACCTGGTCCAGATTCTATATGCTCTAAGTAAATCTGCAGGTAGTAATTCATTTTGTCCACCTCTGTATCTTAAATTTAAATCATTTAAGAATTGTGCAGCTTCTCTTAACTGTGCATTAGTTTGAGCAAGTATCATCCAATTATCTTTTTTAAAATCAAAATCAGTTAGTAAACAATTTTCTTTATAAGTTCCTTCCTCGCCCCTCGCTTCCCAGGGCTTGTCTAATCTTTCATTTATATGTTTTAAAATTTCTAAAGCTTTAGCGTGTATCTTTTTAGGTACACGATGTGATTTTATTTGATTATCAAAAGTACCTTTTAAATTTATAAAGATACTAGGATCTGCTCCTTGAAATCCATAAATAGTTTGATCATCATCTCCTGCAATATAAGATCTCTTACATTGCTCTTCGATATGAAAAAACATATCCCATTGCAGTGGACTTAAGTCTTGTGCTTCGTCAAGGAAGACGGCATCGAGAGCAAGACGCTTATCTTCCTTGACAAACTGGGTAATCATATCTGAGAACTCTACCATTCCGGTTTGTTCTTTATATGATTTTAAATCTTCGTCAATTTGTTCTGTTAACCATAAGTCAACAGAATGATGTAAATCTAATTGTAAAGCTGCTTCTATTAAACTAATTTTTTTAGAACGTGAGTAAGTTATAATTCTCATGTGATGATTTTGATGAATAGTATTTCCAGATATATCTTTTTTAGTTTCAAAGTTCATTCCTCTGCAAATTTGCGATTGACTTGTAAATTGTTTCCACTTTCTGTCTTTTAATAATTGTGTGGTAGTATCAATATTACATTCTCTAGTTCCAAGATGATGCAGTGTAGATATATAAAGAAGAGGATATTTAATTCTGTCATACGCTTCATTTGCAGCAGCATTACTGAATGTCACATAGACTATTTTTTTAGGATTAGTCTGTAAACCATTGATTTCATTAGATAAATAGTGATTGACTAATCTATAAGTTTTACCTGTTCCTGGAGGACCAGGAATTATAGTTCTTACTGCCATGGTTCTTGTTCTACTTTCAATTTTCTTGGGTTTGGTTTTTCTAATTTAATTGTTTCCATTATTAATGTTCTAATTGATTTACTTTCTACCTTTATATTTTTTTCCTCTACTCCAAACAAAGATTCTAAAAGTCTTAATGTTTTTTGATAAGGATAGGTTTTTTCAGACCAAGATTTAGTTTTTAATAAATATCTCCAGAAAGATTTAAACTGAAAAAAAGTACTTCCTTCTTTATTGGTATATGCGATACCTCTTAGCACATCGGTCAATTCTTTTCCTGGAGCTTTGTTAATATAATCTGCTAGTATTTCTGTTAATCGAACTTCTAGTTTAGAAGATTCTGGTGCAGGAAGCGTTTCTAGGTTAGTAAATAATTTTATTAATAGTTTTCTCCATGCATGTTTAGGAACTGGCATCATTGGCATTCCTATTTGATTCATACAAGCTAATGAAAATTTTTCTGGATCATGTAATGTTGCGTCATCTACGTCTACACCTTCTCCACCTATATCTACAAAATAAATAGGTGGGTCAGAATCATATTTTCTTATTTGTGTTATTTCTGGTGTGGGTCCATCATCCCCTACTCCAAATTCTCTCGTTGAACATTTTTTAGCATCACAAAAACTATGTATAGGTTCGTCTTTACATTTGTATTTGTAATCTTTACCGTCTAAAGATTCAATTAAAGTATTTATTTCTCCTACATCTAAAGGTGGCTCCATAAATTTTTTATTATATGTAAACATATGACTTTGCCATTCATCTTTTTCAGGATATCTTTTTTTTAAATAGACTCCTACATTGTACATACAATTATTTCTCTGACCATTTGGAACACCATCACTTAACAAAGTCACTAAACATGGCGGTATACCTTTAAAAAAATCATCACCTTCTTTATTATTTGCAATTTTTAAATTTTTTAATTCATCTAAAGACATAGCTTTTTCTTTGTATGCTTCAAAAAAGTCTTCAATTTTTAAAGCTTCTCCATTTTCATCATATGCAAATCGCATAGTTCTTTCGTCGCCATGATAAGGTAAGTTTAAGAAACTTCCGGTATCTCCTCTATCTACTCTTATGTAATCTTGTTTTGGAAATATTTCTGCTCTTGCAAATCCTAATGCTGAAGCTATTAGTTTAAGTTTAGCTCTCATTATAATTGCTGGAACAAAATCATTTGTAAATAAGCACGCATGACCTCCTCCAGATTTAGATCTGAAAAGAATTATTGGAATATTTTTTGATTTTAATTTAGTTAAGAAACTTTTGTGATCGAAAGGATATGTG